GGGGCCCGCCCTGCATATGCCACGCGGTCAGGGCCTCCTTCACGTCTTCCTCGAAGACCATCTTCCCGAAGAGATCCCCGATCAGATGGAGATCCTGCTTCAGCGCCTCTTCGAGTTTCGTATCGTACGATGTGCCGTTGAAGAGGTCCTGGGGACCTTCGCCTCCAGAGTAGACGAGGATGGTGCGGGAGAGGAAGCCCTGGTCCCAAGCGCCCTCGGGCAAAATACTGGTGAGGTACGACGGGGTCGTAGCCGCCGTGAAGTTCAACTGTGGCGCCTCCATCTTGATGTTGATCTTCGCGGTCCGTCGGGTCTCCGAGTATATCCGGCAATCGTAGATGTTCGTGAGGACGTTCATGAAATCGTTCTCATAGGCCGGAAGGAAGACACCCAACTCGTCGGACGCGACGGTGAGGGAGTTGAAGGAGGTTATCGCAGGTGTGTCCATCGGACGGATCACACGGCGTTCGGCCTGGGAGAGCGCATCAATCAACGACGCCTTTGTCACTGACGTGGGTGCTATGTGGTGATCATCAAGGTCATTGAGGAAATCGTAGACGACTGCGGTGGAAAGAGTTTTACCCGCGCCAGGGGGTCCGACGGTGATAACGTATAGGTTCGGATAGAGTAGCCCCTTGTTATTGCGTATCCAAACCTTTCGCTCGAGAGCGGCGGCAATGGCAAAGATACCCGCCCATCGAGTAAAGAGTTTCGGCGACCCTTTATTAGCCATGTACTCGTTGAAACCATCAGTCCAACTCCCCAATTGACGTGCCATCACATTCCTCGGATTGACAATTTGAACTCGGTATCTTCCCTCGTGCGAGGGTCCGAGCCCTTCCATTTCTTTAACCCATCGGGGTTGCGCTCGCTGTGGTAGCCCCAATTCCAGCCGGTCATGGCTTCGGTGGGGACGACGAAGGGTCTCCCACCGCGAAGTTCCAAAGGCGCTTTGAGCGCCTCGAGGGCCCACGGTACGATTTCGTTTTCAAGATGCTCGGGGTACTGGAAGAGGATTGAGTCGTGGACTTGGATGAGAAGCTGGACCTTGTTGGCGCGCCAGATGTTGAGGATACCTGTGTTGATCTCGTCGGCGGTCATGCTTTGCGGGGAGTATGCTACGGCTTCACGGATGGTTGAGTCGTCGTCGGGGCGACCGAAGAAATACCTGCGGCGGCCGAAGAGGGTCGTGAGGTGGGAGAAGGATTTGATTTGGGAGCGGATATGTTTGTGATACTGCGGGATGAGGGGGAAGGCGCGGAAGTAGTTGGACTGGAAGAGGGCCACATCGCCCTCGGGGAACTTGGTGTGCTTGGCCATAGTGCGGGGCTGGCCCAGATAGTTGCTCCCGTGACCGAGGACTTTGCTCCCGTCGCGGTAGGACTTGTCCCGGTAGAAAAGCATGTTGGCGATCTCGCGATCTGTGCGCCCGTCGCCCCAGGGAAGATGCGGGTTGCACATCTTGCAGACCTGGGTGTGAAGGTCGCCCGACTCACACGCGTCGAGATACTTCCCGGCCGCCTCGGGCCCGTACTCGTCAAGGAACTGATCCCAGATCAGGGCGCCCAGGTTGCGGGAGTCGGCCTGCTCGAGGTCCATGTTGCAGAACTTCATTCCGGGATCGGCGACGAAAACGGAACGGAGGGAAGAGGTTACGTTCTGGAGGTTCGTACCAGTTCCATAGTCAGACTCAGACGAAGCCCATCGTCCTGTGTTGGTTCCAGCGATATTAATATTAGTTCGCATCCGTCCATCGGGATCGATGCCTGTTCTAAGAAAGCCCAAAGACTTTCCCAGGTCTCGAAGTGCGAGCATATGGGCAATGATTGGCTCAGCAATAAAGTACCCGGAAAGTTTTTCCAAAGCTGTGCGATCCGTTGAAGGTGCGAAAACTCCATTTGCATTGCGTTTCCTCTGAACAGGGAGCTGAAGGATGTCGTAAAGCAGCGTTGCCATCTGCTTGGGCGAACGCCAGTTGAAGCCCGGGTCCACGCCCACGCCCTCCACGAGGATGAGCTTCAGCTGATGTTCGAGTTGGGAAAGCTTGGTTTCGAACTCTCGGATGACGGTGGCCCGACGGGTCTGGTTGACGAGCAGCCCCCGCATCATCATTTCAAGGACCGGGGCCTGGAGGGCCTTGGAGAATTCGTAGGTGGATCGCGTGGTGTTGTCGAGCATGGGCTCGATCACGCCGCGGATCTCCTCGGTGACGCAAACGTCGAGGCCGTTGTAAACCCAGTAGGCATCGTCGCCGGACATGCAGGCCATGTACTCGGGGGAGAGGTCAGAAGTGTTGATTATGCGGGCCACACTACTTCTCCCAGTTCATTCATGTGTGCGATCTTGAGCCCGAGCATCTGGGCCACAGTAAGTTCGGCGGTGACGCCTTTACTTTCCTTCCACCCGGAGACCGCGAGGATATAGAAAGCATCACAGCGGCGAAGCATGTCGATGTTGTATTCCTGCCAATAGGCAAAGTTGGTGGGAAGGGAATGCTTCGCGGCGAGTTCGTGGCAGTGGACGACGGGGGAATATACCCAGGCCTTGCGCTGAAGAAGGATGGCGGTGGCCTGCTCGGCCAAGAGGAACCGGGTCTTCATAATCAGCGGGTCCTCGTGGGAATACGGCGAGGCGAGATAAATCACTGAACGGTCCTTCCTGTCTTTTGCATAAACTTAAGGTAACAATCCTCGCATACGATTGCAAGCTCTTCCGGGGGAAACTCCCCGAACGTCTCGCGGGACTGGTCGAGAGCCTCTTCGTCGGTGCAGCCCTTCTCGAAGGTCTCGCCGCAGCATTCACATAGGAAATCTTCGGTCATGCGATGACTCCTTCCGGAAGGTTGAAGCGTTTGGAAATTTCGGGGTTGAACTCAATCATCCAGGTCCCGACGTTCAGGGGGATGCCGGTGGTCTTGACGCAGACTGCGAGATGGGCCTGGATGGTGAACCCGAGGAGACCGAGGGGGTCGGTCGACAGGTTAAGTTGGATATCGGGGATGTGGACGGGCTGTTCGAAGAAACCTTTGGCGGTCTCGCGGGAGTGAATCATGGCGACGAGCATCTCAATCTTCCTTTTTAAGAGTTTCCATTCGGGACATGAACTTCCATGATGCCTCCTCCGTGTACACCGTGCCCATGAACCCCAGTCCCTTTTCCATCTCGGGCTGCAGGGCGTGGTGGCAGAGCATGGTGTCGGCATCGGCGAGGGTGCAGGCTATGCCGTAGGTGCGCCACAGGCGGTGGATGTCGTATAAACCGTTTTGGAACACTGACGGTTTCATCTTACACCACCGCTTGACGTATGCCCAAGCGCGCATCTCCTCGGCGGCGGTCCGCCAGTAGTTCCCGTCCTTTTGCGCTTTGCTCCAGAAGGGAATTACGATCGCCGAGGAGATGCTGGGGGCGAAACCAATGCAAGTGATCTGGTCGCCCTTGGTTTCGATGTCGATGCTCAATCGCCGGGCGGGGAGGATGTATTCCTGTTCGTAGGCTTGAAGGTCCTCGAGTGTGGGCTCGACCCATATTTCGCGAGAGGGACGGACAATACTTGGATCTTGGGACTGGCGGCGGGCCTTATCAAGGTCGGCCAGGACAATGGGGCGAAGGGACCATTCTCGGAGGACAGCCGCAGGATGATATGTTGGTAGTACTTTGAAGGTACGAGATAGACTGACTCCGGTTGCGGCTGAAGCTGGCGAAGTAGTTCCAATAGGTGCGCCACGTATAGCTCGGATACCCGATGTGCCGAGGAGCGCCCACGCAGCCGTCGCACCCAGCGCGATGATGAGGTTAGGATTTTCATCGTTGATCTCTCCGTAGAGCCGGGCCAGTTCCGGGGTGTATTCAGCCCGGGCGAACTTGCCCTTCACCAGCGCCGGCATTCCCTTTATGCCTTCGGGCTTAGCCCCGCAGAGATTGATGACGTCGTTTGAGCCGGGCGGACGGAGGTTGAAGACGGTGGTGACGGCGCAGTCGCGGTACTCGATCCCGACCTGGGAAAGGAGTTGCTTGATGAGCCAGCCGCTCTTGCCGATGAAGGGCTGCCGAGCTTCCGCTTCGGCCTCCCCCCACGCTTCGCCAACGAGCATGATGCCGTTGCCGGACATCTCAGAACTCCTTCTGCGTTGCGATCTTGGCATACCCCGCGATGTCATCCCAGTGGTCTCGGAAGTGGCTGTCGCCGGAGAGGATCCGGCCGGCCTTGTGCATAATCATCTCGAGCGACTCACGTTCTTGGTTCGTGAGCTGGTCCTGACCCCGACGCTTGCGCTCGACGCAGGCGGTGGCGATCACGTATTTCAACTGCTGGATATAGCGGGCGGTGTTATCATAGTTGCCGTGGGTGGTGCCGCGCTCCGAGATGAGATCTTCGGTCGGGCGGAAGCTCTGGATTTCCTTTACGGCATCTTCGAGTGTTACGTCTGGCATGGGTTCGGTCTCCGTTGAGGTGGGTATGGTTGGTATCGTTTCGTTACGGTATGGTTCACAACTCGTCTGCGAAGTAGGCCTCGGAGCTGCGTTGGAAGAACTCGGGGTCCCGCTCAAGGCCCAGGACCCTGCCTGCGCCAAGAACAGTTGCTGCTTTGAGGGCGTTGGCGCTGCCGGCAGTGGGGTCAAGAACAAACGAGTATTCATCCGTGAACATCTCCATGAAATGCTTCAGCATTGCCACGGGCTTTTCATTCATATGAATAGACTTTTCTCTCCCTGGGTATGCGAAGGCGTTGGACTTGGCCTGGACTATCTTCCGGTCCCCGCGTGAGCCGAAGAACGCCGTCTCGTATATGCGGCGCGGGCCGCGATTAGCATCCGGAATAATTCCGGTGTTATCAGACTTGAGCCAGATGAGCGGGAAGGGGTTGATTTTCCAACCCATTTTTTCGAGGATCTTTTTCGTTTCACTGTAGTAATCCATTGAAAACCAGAACATGAGGTGGGCGGACTCGGCGACCACATTGGACATGCTCATGTCGAGGGTGTTGAGGAGTTTCCAGAAGACGTCCGGGTCGTCGGCGTACTCGCCGAACTCCTGGCCCGCCCCCTGGTCCGACTTGTGCATCCCCACGCCGTAGGGGAAATCGCAGTGGAGGAAGTTGAAGGGCTGCCCGGTGTACGCCGCGGCCCACTCGTGGAAGTCCTCGTTCAGAAGCGGCACCACCTTCGAGGTAGACGTCGGGGCCTCGTCCGGGAGGGCGATGACCTGGGCGACCCTGGCCTCCACCGCATCGATCGCGTTCGCCGCCTTGCGCGAGTTCGTGCGCTCGACGATGTTCACGGCGGTGGAGAATTTATCCGCCTTGGCGACTCGTTCATCCCCGGACTTCAGCGCTTCCGCGACGGCGAGGTTCCGCCCAACGTCCATCTTGCTGAGGCCGAGTTCCGTGGCGACCGCCGCCTGGGACATGGAGCCCTCTTGTTCCCGGCGGATCTCCAGGTATTTATCCATGGCGAGGGCCCGCTCCTGCCAGGTGATGTCCTGACGCTTCACGTTCTCCTCGAGTTCGATCGCGTGGTGAGTGCGCGGATCGAGGTCGGTGGAAAGTTGGGTAGGGATGTGGGTCCAGCCCAGGGACTTCACCGCCGTGAGGCGGCGCTCACCAGCGACCAGCACCCCATCCGTGTCTATGACGATGGGATGGATGAGGCCGAGGCGGTGGATGGACTCGGCGAGTTCATCGATGCCGCGGAGTTCCCGGCGCTGGCGATCGGCCCGGTTGATGGTGATGGTCTCGATAGGGGTGGAGGTGAAGAGGCCCGAGGTCACTTGGAAGGCCCCCCAATTGCGCGCTCGTACAACGCGCGGTCGACGGGGACGAGGCGGCCAGTGTGAAGTTTGCACATGTCGAGGGCCTCGGCCTCGTCGAAGATCGCCGCCTGACGGTAGTCACTGTGGCGGGCGCCCCCGTTGGTTTGCCAGCCGCCGTGGATGTTGAAGAGGATGTACTGCATGGGTGTCTCCGGATTGAGGAATAAAGGGGGCCGAAGCCCCCTCGTCTTTGGCGTTGCTCTGGATTAATCCAGCGGCGCGGTGTTGCCGACGCGGACGCGCATGACCTCGGGGTCGTTCTTGTCCGGAGCCCAGGTGATCGGGGCGAGGAACTGCTGGTTCACGGACTCGTTGAAGAGTTCCTTGAAGGACATGTCCTCGTTCCCCACCTTCAGATGCGAAGAAAGGAACTTCTTCAGGCGGTTCTGCATCTGAACGAACGCGACCTCATCGGCCTTGTTGAACATGAAGGAGAGGTTCTGGCGGATGTCCGCGAGATTGCCCTTGTAGTCCGAAGGATCAACATCCTCCATCGGAGCGACGACCTGGATCGGGAACTCGACCGACTGATATTCCGTACCGTCGCCGCCCTTGAAGTCGCGGATGCTGGGCAGCTTCGTGATGCGCCAGCGGTATGTGCCCTGCGGGGGGAGCGGAACAGCTTCGACGTCGGCGACCTTGGTGTTTGCGATATCGTTGAAGTTGAGAGTCATATCACTTGGTGTCCTTGAGTTTTGCGAAGATGGTTGAAAGCCCTGTCTCCAGGGGTAGTTCTGCGTCGAAGTCTGGGATCGAGATCTTCAGATCGATGACGCCCGTTGGCATAGTTTTAATCCTACGCTTCACGTTCTTACCAGCGCCGATGGACTCGGCGAGGATTAGTGTGTTGAAGTATTTTGAGATAGTCGGGCCGAGGGCCGAGCCGACCGCGTTGGCATAGCCCTTTTGCACGCCCTCGGATACTTCCTTGTAGTTGACGTGGGAGATGACGATCACGTTCATCTTGAAGTCCGCGCCCGTGACGAGGGCGATGACGTTCTCGACTGCCTGCTGCGCAGTGAAGTACCACTGGCGAGGGTCCTTGGAGGTCGGGTTCATGAACCGGGCCCACTCGAAGCAGGCCTTGCCAAAGGCACTCAGCGAGTCCAGAACGAAGATAGTTTTGTCGTCTTCGATGGCTGACCACTCGGTCATCTTCTTGAGGGACTCGGTGAACGCTTTGGGCTGACCCTTTACGCCGGCACCCTGGCCCGGGTTGAGGCCGTAGGTGTCGCGGATGGTTTCGAACTCGACGCCGGAGAAGTATTGCGTGAGGCCCTGCTTCTGCGCCATCTGGACGAAGAAGTCCAGGCCGTTGTCCATGTCGATGATCTTGAAGCGGTAGCCGTCGGCGAGCAGGCTGACAAGGGAGCCGGTTTTGCCGGTGCCCGAGTCGCCGATGTAGATCATCTTGACGAACTTGCCGGACTGGTGTGTGTCGAGGGTGGGCATCAGTAGCGTTCCTTCGTGGCCGGGCCGCTCGAGAGCTTCGCGTTCTCGAGATCCAAGACGCGGCTGAGGCGATCGATCTCTGCGTGGAGACGCTCGGTAGACTCGCTGGCGTCCTGTAGCTCAGTGGAAAGCTGGGGGAGGAGAGCGGAAGGCATCGCGGCGAGACAGGACTTCGGGGGGTCTTCCGGTATCGGGCCGCTCAGATTGTCATTGATGTTGCGGAGACGGGCGATAGCGTCATTGACGTTCTGACGAATTGCGCTAGTGCGGTTGATGAAGAGGTGCATGGGGTTCGGTCCTTCGGGTTAACGGATTAGGCCGAGGGCAAAGCCCGCGAGAAATACGGCGACCATGAAAGCCCAAGCTTTCCAGCCGTCAAACTCCCAGTGGAAGTTCATGGTAGTCTCCTTATCGTGCGCGGAGTGGATCCCATCTTTCGGCCTGCACGAAATCGGCCTTAAGAAACTGGGTGCGGACTTCGGGGCTCTTCGAACACACCCGGCGGAAAGGGCAGCCGCCGTAGTTCGAACAGGCCGTGCGGTTCATCGGAAAGTATTCCATCTCCGTAGCGTGGCGGGCGCGAGCGATGGTCGCCATCGTGGTGTCGTAGAACTCCTGGAGTTCCGAGTCCGTCCGCATAGTGATGCCGCGCTCGAACCGGGAGAAGCCGACGGCGATCTGAGCCGCGTCGATGATCATGCCCCGGACTGGGATCTGGTAGATCATCTTGCCCGCGAAGGTGTACATGGACATTTGGATGTCCGGCTTGAAGCCCTCGAAGTACCGCGCGGTGATGGTGGAGCCGGTGGTCTTGTTGTCCAGGCCCATGATGTTTCCGGCGTACTCGGTGAGGCGGTCCATGTGGCCGGTGAAAATGATGCCGTCGTCGACCGGAAGGGCGAAGGAAAGTTCGACGGCGGGCTTGCCGTTCGCGAGGATGATGGGCTCGGCCGGATCGCTGGCGAACTGCTCGATGTACCAGATGAACGTGCGGAGGAGATTCTCCCGGGTCTTCATGCGGGCCGAGCCCGGTGCGTCGATCGGGGGCTCGTACGGCTTGCCCGTGTCGAGGACACGATTGCCTTCGGCGTCGAGGTCGTGGTCCCAGGTCTCAACCATCAACTCCTTGACCGCACAAAGCAGCGCCTCGTCGTGGGTCATGCCCTCGGCCTTCCACTTGTAAAAGTGTTCAATGGCGGAGGCGTAGTGGCCACCGAAGCGGAGGTGGACCGACTCGGAGGTGGACTTCCACCCTTCGATCATAGTATAGTAATATTTACGCAGGCACTCTTCAGCTACTTTAATCGAGGTGCTGTCGAAGGCGAACTGCACCCCGTCTTTAAAAGCTTTAGGTTCAGTTAATGCCAGCATTACGAGCTCTCCTTAAACGGTCAGCCACGGAAGAAGGTCCGGCTAAACCTTGATAATGGGCGATCTGCGCATAAGACATTCCAGACTTATACAATTCCGTTGTTTCAAGTAGGGTTGCTTCGTGTATAGGAGGCCTACCTAAACGCGCTTGTCTATTACGATCTACCATATCCGAGGAATTTTGCAGCGGAGTTCCCGCATAAAGATGCTCGGGCTCTATGCATTGGCGATTATCGCAAGTATGCAACGCACCAAGTGCGTCGGGGATAGATCCCTTAGTCATATGAAGAACAAAGCGGTTTGCGCGCCACTTCTTTCCCCCACGACCCCCGACTTGAACTGGGATATAGCCTTTAGCGTTAGGAGTAAGATGACATATAAGACACCCGGTCTCCGTGCGAGTACCTTTAGCAAAAAGCTCCGTGAGTATCTGTTCTGCGGATCTTGCCCGGTATCCCATCTTAAAGCTCCAGATCGAAGTTCAGTTTCGCGGCGACCTCGGCGGTCTTGGCTTGCTTCGCCGTAGGCGGTTTCGTGGTCCCGGCCATCTTGTTTCCGAGATTGAACTGCCCACGGGCGGCGCGGAACCGCTCGACGATGGAGAGGAGGTCCTGATCGGAAAGCTTCAGGGGATCGCGGGCGAAGAGTTCGGCGATGTCACTCATACGTCAATCTCCTGATGGAATTCGATCTTGCGATCCTTGGTGTCGCGGTCCAGATAATCACTCACGAGTTTGCGAATGACGTATGCCGCTCCGACCTCCGGGAAGAGGGACTTGAGTCGGTCGACGTCGCCCTCACGAAGGTTCAGGGTGTGTTTGGTAAGGGGTTCAGTCTTCTTCATTCGAGGCGCTCCTGCGGAGGACTAGAAGGTGGTTCGGGTTGGTGGGGGAGAGGACGAAGGCCAGGGTTCGAAGCTGGGGATCGCTGGCCTCGCGCTCTCTTCGGAGGGCGTAGAGGCGCTGACGGAGGCGGTCCGGGTCCTCGGTCTCGAGTACGATGCCCAACGGGGTGCGAAGGGCATCGTACATGCGCTCGAGGAGGTCGAGGTGAGGTTTCACCCTGCGTCCCGTTCTTCTTCAGTTTCGAAGAGGTCGACGCGGATCATGGGTTTGTTCGTCGCGGCCCAGCCCGTCACGCTCGCCGTGTACGGCTTGTCGGCGTCGAGGTGGGAAGCGAGTTCCTGGTTATCCACCTTGGGGACGAAGCCGACGAACTCTTCGCCGACGAGGACCTTCACGGCGTTGTAATCGTACTGGTTTTCCGGGTCGCGCTCGAGGAAGACTTCGGCGCCGACTTCGAGTTCGGCCACTGCGGCTTTAGCCGAGGCGGGGCGGAAGGAAAGACCCGCCAGGGCGAAGACGATGTTCTGCATAGGTTCGGTTCCTTGGTTGAGGGAAGGTGAGAGCGCCCAGCTCAGGACGAACCAAGCGGGCGCTCTCTGTTTGGATTACGATAGCGACGCCTATCGTCTTGTCCCGCCAAACCGGGATCCCCTCGGGGATGAGGTGCCCCGCACGTCGTAGGGAGGGGAATTACGTGCGGGGCAGGCGCTAGGCGCCTTAGACTTCGAGCGAGGCGAGGTTCGCCATGCGCTTTTGCTTTGCGGCGACCGCCTTCTTGGCCTCGGCCAGGACCTGTTCGGAGGCGGCGAACTTTTCGACGTTCGCTTCCATCTTCTCGGCCCAGGACTCCTTGGTCTCGCCGTCCGGGGCGACGGTGAACTTGAGGCCCTTCTCGGCCAACTTCGCCTTGACGATTTCCTTCGCCAGCGAGCGGGCTTCCTTCTCGACCGGATCGAGGACGCGGGAGGCGCCGACCTGAGCCAGAGTAAATTCGTAGGAGGCGTCACGTTCGGCGACCAGGGCCTGGGCGTCGGCGAGCTTACCAGCCTCGATCAACTCCTTGATCTTATCGCGCAGGTTGTTGCCGATGTTCTCGGAACGGACCTGGTTGAGGGTCTTGGCTTCCGCCTCGGTCAGGGTGTGACCGGCCGCGTAGGGCTGCGAGAGCTGGAACGACTCGCCGGCGATGACTTTGTTCTTCATTTCGGGCATTGGGGTTTCCTTGGTTTGGAATGTGTTTGGAACATCGCCACACTAACACATGGTGCGGGGGTGTCAATACACAAAATGCAGGCGGAGGAAAGTATGGTCAGGGTGTGGGGTCTGACCATACGGTGCTTGGTATGGTTCGTAACGACGTGTTACGGTATGGCTACGCCTCGGGCGTATCGAGTTCCTCAAGATCCTTCGTGTTGATATATGTCAACGTCGACTGGCTCCGAGTGATCATGACGTAGCGGAGGTTCTTTTCTTGACCCTCCGTACCTAGCAACTCCCGGTCGAGGATGAAGACGTGCTCGAACTCGAGGCCTTTGGATTTATGCCCCGTCATCAACTTGACGGGCCCGTCCGCGGAGAAGACATGCTCGGCGTAGGCTATGGCCTCGCCCAGGTTCTTGCCCTGCCGAGCGAAGATCCGCATGCACTCGGCCCGGTCCTCGATGGAGCCCTTCTGTTTCGCCTTCGCCTTCTTTTCCTCGGACCACGCATCGATGCGCTCGAGAACTTCCTTCTGCTTCATCGACGAGGGGCCGAACTTGATCATGACTCGGAGGAGGCCCTTGCCGATGTCATTCCCCACCAGTTGCGCATACCTCCCCCGTTGCAACAACTTGATCGCGAGGGAAAACAAGGGGGCGTTGTTGCGGCAGATGATCGCGGCGTGAGCGGGGATGTCGTCCGCGCCCCAGTGGCCGAGGTGGCGCACTTCGCCGGGCTTTGCCCACTCAGGATACTGCATGTGCGGGGCTCGCCATCGGGCATGCTCGACCACCTTGATCGGGCAACGGAAGGAGACTGAGAGCATGAACTTCTTCATCTTGAAGGTCTCTTCGAGCAGCGCCATCGATTCCTCGTGGGCGCCGCGGAAGCCATAGATGGCCTGGCACGGATCGCCCACCGCGACGAGGCGTTTGATGACGAGTTTCTTGAGGGTGGCGTGGTTGAGCGCCGAGAGGTCCTGGGCCTCGTCCACCAAGACCAAGGGATACCGAGGAAATGAGGATTGAAAGACGGTGGGCATGAGGACCTGATCGTCGTAATCGCACTGGCCCTTCCACGCCATGTCGAGGGATCGGGTGGTGGCCTCGCGGATGATCGCCCACTCCCAGTCTTCGAGTTTGGTCTCGTAGTGATCGAGGAAGGTCTGGTCGTCCATTAGGGCGTTGAACTTGCGGGAGCGGATGTCTGGGTTGAAATAGCCGTCAGGGATGTAACCGCACTGCTTCCCGAAGGAGACGGCACGGATGAGGTCGGAGAATGCTGCCCACGCGGCTTTCTTCATATCTTGGTCGTCGAGTTCGTCGATCATGGGCTTGATGATGTCGCCGACTTTGCCGGACTCGATACTGAGGCGGCGGCCGAGAGTCTCGCCCCAAACGCGGTGGCCCAGGCTGTTAAGTGTCATGGCCTCGCAGTGGGCCGGAAGGCGCTCCTTCATCTCCTTCGCGATCTTAACGTTGAAGGCAAGGCAAAGGGTTCGGACAGGGACGGCCTCGGCGAGCATGACCAGCGTGCTGGTCTTTGCCGCGCCGGCGAGGGCGGAGATGATGAGGTTGTCCTGGGTTTCCGCCCCGGCAGTGATGATTGCGAGCTGTTCGGGAGTTGGGGTGTGGGTCATGCTCAATAGTCCCTTTCTAGGACGTGCTTCAGGTTTTTGATTTCTTCTTCGAGATCGGAGATTTGACCACGAAGAAGTTCGTTTTCAGTGACTAGTTCGATGTTGTCGTCGCGGAGTTTGGCGTTGATGTCCCGGGCCGCCTCGATTTCACTTTCGTGAGTGCGGGAGCGTTGCTGGACTAGGTGTTTGATTTCCTCGGCGAGGTTGTCGAACTCGTCGATAGCGTTGTCGAGGTGCGGGCAGGAGTTGGGAGGGCCTTTATACATTGGGGCCCCCCGCATAAGCAAACTCATTGATGTCGCGGCCGTCGTAGCCGTAAGGGATGACGTCGGCGACGTGGGCGATTAGGGTGGAGGGGTGGGCGCCGGACTCCTGTCCGCGATCCCACCACGAGTCGAAGCCGTTTACTTCGTAATGGAGCACGTGCGGGGGCGGATCGTCGGTTGTCAGGACGAGGCGGAAGAAGAACACGTCGCCGACTTGATGGGCGTCGCCGTAGGCGTAGGTTCCGTAGGGGATGATGTAGATGTGGCAGCCGGTTTTAACACAGGTCACTTGGGTCTCCAATCAATTGAGTACCACTCGAGCGCGAGTTGGGTACGGGAGTTGACGTTGAGTTTCCTGAACAGGGCGTAAGTGTGGAGTTTGATGGTGAGGTCGGAGATGCCCAGGTCGCGGGCGATCTCCTTGTTCATCTTGCCCCGGGCCACGCCCTCCCAGATCTGGAGTTGCCGCGGGGTGACGCGGGCGAATTTATCCGAGCCGGACATACTTCCGGCCCTTGACCTTATATGCCCCGATGTTCTGGACTTCCCACTTCACGTTGTTCTCCTCGTGGCCGAGGCAATAGAAGCGGAGGTACTGCATGGCCTCGGCCAGGTCCGGGGCGTCGAAGAAGACGTGGCGGAGGGTGTCGGTGTTGCCCGAGCGAAGCTCGGCGAAGAAAGTTCTCATTGGGGTGCTCCGAAAATGATGTAAGGGAGGTAGCCGGCGTTGAAGAGGACGCCGATGATGATGGCGACGGCGAAGAAGGCCCAGATTTGTTGGTTCTCAGTCAAGGAGGATTTCCTTTTCGATTATCTCCATGTCGGAGGCGATGCGGGAAGGTTGCGGGACTATGCTGATTTCTTCGTAGTAGTCGTCCGTCCAGTCATTGCCCGGGTAGCCGGGGGATACGCCACGATCGGCTACCCACTTGCCCTTGAGCCAGGCATTGAGGGCGATCTTGGCACTGCGATGGGAACGGAAGAGTCGGGCGTGGTCGGGCTCGTCGGGCTCGACGTGGGAACCGCCCCGACCTTCTCGACCGAGGGGTTCGGGAAGATATTTGCCCGAGGGGATGTGGCGGATGAAGAAGAGTTTCACTGATCAACGCGCTCCTTCAGCGCTCGGGTTAGTTGTTTGCACTCGTTGGAAATGCGGCGGGCGATCTCCTTCGCCGCCGCGGTCGTGGTGGGGGAGTGGATGATGGTTTCCATGTTCGACTCGGCGAGTCGGGAGAAGCCGAAGAAGGAATTGTGGCGCCACACCTTGCGGTGTAGGTCCTCGGAGTCAGTCTTTTTTGACATGGCCGATGCTTTCGACGATGTGGATTTCGGAGGAAAAGATGGAAGCGGTGCGAGCGTGCTCCGCCTGGGTGAGGGAAGTGAACTCGAGGGCGTCGTCCCGACGGGAACTCCACATCCCGTTATTCATGAAGTAGAATGGGCGATTGCGCTCGTCGAGCCATTCGAGGTGGTAGATGGTGGTCATTGGAGGGGTCCTTTCGAGTTCATCAGAACGGCACATCGTCGTCTACGAGGGCGGGCTTGTGCTCGATGATGTTCGAAGAAAGCTTCTTCATTTGCAGCGCAAGGGGGTTGATGAACTCCTCGTCGATGCCGATCTTCTTTCCGTACTCGATTGTCGCGGCGAGCTTCCGGAGGTATTCGGTGCGTTCGCGGTCTTCGCGGGGTGGGATGGTGGCGAGGTATTCGTTGAGCAGCGCGATCATCTCCCGGGCGCTGTTGCCCCAGTAGCTTTCGCTCTGGTAGACATCCTGCTCGTCGTAGTAGGATACTTTGGCGTACTGCGTGCCGTTGGCACTGAAGTGAAGTTCCGCTGAAGGCCGGGACATGCCGAGGGCAAGGACGCGGGCGGATACGGCGTTGAGAGCAGCTTGGATTTCTTGTTCGGTCACTGAGGTTCTCCTAGAGGTCGAGGTCGAGATCGGGCAGGGCCCGAAGGGTTTTGGGTGCGACGGAGCCCGTGGGCTGTGTCCGGGACTCGCCGATGGGGCGGGCGTTGTCGAGGGCCTCTTGCGGGGTGGCGCCCTGCCCCCGATACCAGGGACGGATCTCGCCGCAGCAGTACTCCACGCGGAAGGCGTTTTGCGCCGGATAGCCGGTGAGGTAGAGCATGGAAAGCTCGTCCGGAATTTCAAGCGTAAGCTTGGTCATTCGAGATCCAGCCCCAAGCTTTCGCGCAGCGCACGGGCCTCTTCGAGGAGCGGGTCGTCGGGGGCGACCTCCGGTTCATCGACGCGGGCACCCGAGGCTGGGGTGAAGGTGCCCGGGAGGGTGTTGGGCTCGATGACGACGCGGGTCTCGCCCTTCGCGAGCTTGCGCAGGATGAGCTTGTCATACGGCGAGGCGCCGGGCGCGATGGCGTCGCGGTATGCCTTGCGGAAGGAATAGCAACGATGGCGGAACTGAACCGCGGAACCCGCGGAGGGCGCCTCGTAGGTGCCGCCGCCGTGGGCGAGGCACTGGTCGAGGACGGGCTTGACGTCGTGGTACTGAGCGGAAACTTGTTGAGGAGTGGACATTAAAGCTCCAATTCTATATCTTCGAGTTCATACTTCTTCACCAGCTCGCTGGCGGACTTCTTCGAAGCGGCTCGGTCTTCGGTATCCCGCCGGGCCAGGTATTTCTGGACGTCGGCGGCGACGGGGGAGGACATGGTGCCGATGGACTTTCGGCCCTCGGCCTTTTGGCGATCCTGGAGGATCTTCTTGAGCAGCGAAAGCCCCGCGAAGGTGAGGGGGATGTCAACGACATGGCTCCGGCCCTCGGCGAGGACACTGGGGATCTCGAGGGCGATGCCGCCGGAGGCGGAAAGGAAGACGGTGGGGTTAGGCGTCATAGGCGCCCTCGCGAAGGTTTGCGAGGTTGGCCCGGACGGTCTGGGCGGCGATCCTTGCGACGATGTTAAAAACGCGCTCGCGGCGGTCGTGGGGGAGCCCTCGGGTTAGGAGTGCCACGCCGATGAAGGGCGCGGAGAAGAGGGCGGAAAGGACCTCGTCTGGATCGTCCTTCGCCGCCATGCCGTCGCGGAGGATTTCCTCACAAAGATCAATGTACTGGTTTATCTTTTCCATGCTTCCGTTTCCTTATGATTTCGGCCTCGCGGCGACCGGGTGAGAGCCAGTAGAGGACAGTGGTGTAGGGGATCCCGAGTGATCGGGATATCTCCCTCATGGTGAAACCCTGCTCGCGCAGGGCTTGTGCTTCGCGGAGTTGGGGTCCTGTCATACGGGGATCCGCTCGGCAAGGACCCGGGCCACCTCGATCATCCCGAACCATGAGGCGAGGAAGACGATGAGGCCCAAGAGGGCGAGTTCGATGGTGCGAAGGTGCATTAGAGTGCCTCGATCTGTTGGAGGATTTGGGTAACTTCCTCGGAGGAAAGGTGGCCGAGGACGTCAGTGGTGATGCGCTCATCGTAATGGAGGTGGCCGTCTTTCATGAGGGCGAGTTCGAAGAGGCCCTCTTCATTGCCATAACTGAATGAAGTTCGGATAACTGAAGCACCGTAGCCGTTGGCGAAATCTACGCGGGCGCGGATATCCGAAGGAAGCTTTGCCGCGGGATGGGGGATGAAGTTGAGTTCTTCGAAAGTCATTTGGATCTCCTTTGGCCTGACTCTTCAGCAGCGCGGGGCCATGTGCGCTGGACCGGCTTGCGCCCGTTTCGTCTCTCGGGCGGGCTGCGAACTCGGCCCGCCAATTTGTTCCGGGGGCCCTGTCCTCGCGGTGACAGGTTTCAATCGCCCATCCCCGTTGGGGGAGCGCCGGCGGGCCTTACGGCCCGCTCGGCTTGACCCCACCTGGGGTATGATGGGGGCGATCCGAAACTGTCAACCCCGTTGGGGTAACACGCGGGACTGCCCCGAAAAAATGTGCGAGTCCGCGATGGCGGAAGCGGGCCTCCTGACAGGCCGCGAGCCGCTCATGCCCGGGACTCCTTGTTGAGTTCAAGCAAGCTCGCCGCGACGGAGTGGGCGAGGGGCGAAGCCGTGAGGCGCTCGGCCTGTGCGAGGAAAACATGCAGTGGGAAACCGCGGCAGCCGCCCGTCGTGGCGATCTGGAGTTTCCGGGCGAGGTTGAGCTGCTGGTGGGTGAAGGCGCGCCCGGGGACGTTGCGAGTGCGGAGTACGGTTATGTTCACGAGGGGATCTCCGAGGAGTATTCGGTTGCGAAATCGTTGAGGAGATGCTGCAGGCGCTCGGGCGTGTAACCCTTGTCGTGGGCGACCTGCAGGTTGTCGAGGAACACGACGGAGATGCTTGCGAAGGCGGGGATGTCTTCGTGGAAGTTGACCGGGACATCGTTTTCCTTGATGAAGGCTTCGTATTCCGCGTCGGTCACGAGGGCGCCGATTGCGCAGGGACCGACTGGGGAGCGGTAGAGGCACTGGAAGTAGCCGTCTTCGTGTTCCACACCTGCCCGGGTGAAGCCGCGGTCGCGGAGGACAGTGTATGCTTTTGAAAAAAGTTCCTGTTCGGTCACAATACCATCTCCTGCAAAAGCCGGTCATACTTGTCAGCGAGTTTCTTCATGTCGGCGTGGAGTTCGCGGAGGATTTCCTCGGCAACGTGTGGGGCGAGGAAGCGGAGGGCGTTGTAGATCTCCTCCCGGGCCCGGGTGATTGAACGATCCTCGATCACTTGAGTGTCTCCCTGAGCGCTTGCGCCGCGCCGAGGTAATCGCGGGGGCGGAAGGTTTTGCCCGTGAGGTGAGCGGCCGTGGCCATCATGGCCCTGGGCGTGTACGCCGTGTTGACCTTGCGGCCGGTTCGGGCGTAGAACTCGAGGGCCTTGGCGATGACGAGGCGCTGGTAGACGAGGGGATCAATTTGCACGGGCGGCCTCCCCTTTGAGGAATGCCTTCACGGCCTTGGCCTCATCGCCGCGCCATCCCGAGAGGTTGTTGAGGATGTAAAGGCACTGAACTTCCCAGTCGCGCCCGGTCATGGTCGCGTCCGCCTTGGCATACGCCGCGGCGTAGTGGATGAGGCCCCGAGCGCGCAAGCGGTTCGCGGCGAGGATGATTTTGTCGATGGCTTCCTGTTTGGTCATGGGCAATGCCCCTCCGTTGATTTCTGACTGGGGCGCTGTCCGGCGCCCCACGGAGAAACCATCAAAGATCGAGATCAAGACAAGCAATGTCCCGGTCCCGCCTGTCCGCGAGGATCCGGGCCTCTATCTTATGCGGAGGGACGCCCCCAGTGTAGAGGGCTTGAGCCTTCTTGCCGTACTCATGGATGAGTAGGCGAACCTCACGCGGGAGTGCGTCCATCCGGGCCATGCGGCGGGCAGCCGACTCGTGGACTAGTTGGGGCTCTTCCGTGATTTGCTTGACGTATGCCCGAAGGCATTCAGGGTCTGCGCCTTTGACACGCTGCATGTGCGGGGGAAGGAGATGTTCGACGATTGGCAATTTCGCCCCCGTGAAATGTGGGGCGCATTTGCGCGCCCCGAGGTTTGTGGATTAAAATTCGCCGAGTTTGTTCATGAATCCGCCAACGCGACGTAACTCCCCGACGTGATCCGGGCCGATCGCGTTTTCGACTTCGAGCCAAAACAACTTATCGGCTTGTGTCATGCGCCCCATGTTGGGGAGATGTGACATGAGCAATTGTCCGAACAAGGCGGGGGAAAGTGTGAACTCCGCCTCGTGGAAAAGTTCGGGAAGGTCCCCGTCAACAAGTCGGGCCGCATCCATGATGGCCTTGCGCGCGTCACGCAACATTTGAACGGCTTGCGCGAATGTGTTTTCTTCAGTCATTTTCGTTCCTTTCAAAGAACATTGGCTCCCGCCAATCGATCGCGCGGGACCATTCCCGACACGATCCGGGTATTTTACCCAAAACTGGGCCATATGTAAAGCCCCATATGCAGACGTCCACAGCGGTCCCGCGTGGCGCTGGAAATGTGCTGCGCGGGGTGCTGGTGCAATGTGCTGGGTCGTCTGGGGGGTCGAAAATGGGTGGTTGACACCGGTTGGTGTTTTTGGGTTACGGTATGGCTCCCCCTCCGTGTGGGGGGAGTTTGGGTATGGGCCCCCATTTTTCTGAAAAAAGTTTCCAAAAAAAAAAATTTGCCACCTCCCCCCAAAAGAGTGCAAAGGAGGTGGGTACGTACCGTAACGAAATGGTACGAGCCATATCCACCTCCCCCGAGCCATACCGTAACCCATTCAACGCAATGTGTGTCGCGGCGAAAAACAGCCGCCACAGGCGGAACCAGCGCCCGCACCCAGCGCCATGCGGAGCATTGCTCCAGTACAAACACGCGACGTTGGCGCGTGGCGGGCGTGGCGTTGCCGGGCCACCCATGTACCAAAAAACCCACCGTCGCGATGGACGGTGGGTTCCCGTGTCAGCAATCGGTATGGTTATGGCCGCGTGGCCCACGCAATCAACCGTTCGGCGTCACGGCGTGATATGGTCCCGGCTGCGAGCCGCGCGAGGACGGAGGCGATAAAACCGCTCATGCGCCCAGCTCCCCACGCAGATAGCGGTTCTCGAGTGCCCGGATTTTTCCTTCCTCCGCGATCATAAGCTTCATCAAATGATACACCTCGAACGGTCCGCCGCTTTCACAGGCACGATTTGCGGCCTCATTATACAGTTCCGCGGTCTTCCTGTGTGCGTCCACGAGTTGCTTTGCGAGTTTCTTGTCCATAGGATCGGCCCTCCTTATCGGCCTCATCAGCACACGCCTTACGTGTGGACGGGCATTCGCGCCCGTTTCGGCCTTACAATTCCAAATCGCCACCCTTCTGAGCCAACGCAGCCTTCCGCGCCCGCTCCTTGCGCAGTTCCGCCAAACGTTCATCCACAAATGGCTGCAACTTTTCCGCGTTCTTCGCGAACGCCGCGTCGACCGCCTCGTCATTGTCCTTATAGTCGCGATCGTACACGGCTTTATTGAGCTTCTTGCGCAAGATTTCCCGCACAACCTGCCGTGAAATGCGCGTTTCATCCGAAACCGAGGTTCCGCCCCCGCTCCGCACGCCGATCGTACCGGCGATAACCGCGTCGAGCTTCTTGTTAAAGCTCCCTTTTGCGTCGCCGAGGCTCTGCGCTCCTGCGTATGCATCCTGAAAGGCTTGCAGGGCAAACGTAAGCAGGTACTCCATCGAGCCCAATGGGATGACTTGCCCGTTCAGCTTCATAACCGTCGCATCCGTTTCCAGAACAATCCGGCCAATGTCGCCGGACCAGTCGCTCTTTTGGGTTTCGCGCTTGGCGTATTCGCGTACAACTTGCATTTTAGTTCTCCATCAATTGCCGAGCCATCGCTCGGGGGCGGGATTGCCCCATGAGACCAGCCATGCGACTGGGCCCATGATGCAATGCCTTTACACGGACTCACACGCCTTGAAATGTTGCCCGAGTCTTCCGAACGGAACATGTCGTCCGCAGTTGCAAACGGCAAAGACTCTGTGTTTCGCGTACGCACCAGTCTTAGGCGTGCAATACACGGGCAGCTCATACGCATGCCCGTTCCACTTACTAGCCACGTCTACCAGCCGGACTTCGAACCCCGCGTCGGGCAGCACAGTCGCGCTCTTCATCGGGATAACCCGATACATCTCGTGGGCTTGTTTGATCCGCATGTTAGGCTCCGTTCCGTTGTGTTGCTTGGAGTTCCACCTTGGCGATACAACCTGCAGCCTGTCAATCGTCTTTGAGTTGTATTCGTACAATTAAATGAGCAAACCACCTCATTCCGCCATGCTCATTTCACACGGCTGTGCCCGCGAGCCATGCGCGAATGCGCTACCCCACCCCCCGTCTCACGCATGCGCAGCCTAGGCGCCTTCGCTGGATACCCCCGGCTTCCCCCGGGACAACGAGGTCACCATATTTTGTGGGGTTTTGAGCCGGTATGGCTCTTTGCCATACCCCCACCAGTCCCGTTGACGCGCCGAGGCGCTTGTGTTATGGTGCACGAAAGCTTGAAGGAGCCCGGACCCATGGATTTAGAACTCGACACACTTCGCACGCGGGGGAGGGCCCCGATCACGATCTCGGCCACCTACGTTCGCGATGTGGATGAGGCGGACGTGGCGGCCCTCGGCCTCGAGAAGGGGTCGAAGGCTCCCGCGCTCAAGCGCCTCTCCGACCGCCACCACGCACTCGCTCGCGCGATCTCTTCGGGTATCCCTCCGGGCGAGGCCGCTCTCATGTGCGGCTACGTCCTGTCCCGGGTAAGCATCCTCTGTGATGACCCCGCGTTCCAGGAACTTCTGGCCTTCTACCGCGAGGAAAAGGACCGCGCGTTCCGGAGCGTGCAGGACAAACTCGCGGGCATGGCCTCGGACGTGCTGGATGAAATCCAACTTCGGATCGAGGAAGAGCCCGAAAAGCTCACCACCTCGCAATTGATCCAGCTCGCCTCGTTCGCCGCGGACCGGTCCGGGAATGGGCCCGCCTCCTCGACGACGAACCTGAATGTGAACGTGGGATTGGCGGACCGGCTGGAGGCCGCCCGTCGCCGCGTTAAGGGCCGTAACGTCACCATCCAAGCGGAGTAATCCCCGTGGCCAACGAACCCTTCTGGCTTCGTCGCATCCTCGATCGCCTCGGCGGCCTGTCCGGGGGTCCCCTGGCGTCCACGGGGGACGGGGAACTCCGCGTGGTCCTCCCGGACAAGCTCATAACCGATGGCGGAATCGCCGGGGACAACCCTCGGGTCCGGGTCGACGTCGGACAGACTGGCTTCTTCGACGGGCGGGAGTTCCGCACGTTCAAGGAACTCAACATCCCCGGCTCGGGCTCCTACGTGGTTAAGGTAGTCGCCCCGATCAACGTGATCCTCTTCGGGCTGATCGCGGATATCGAGGCCGGGCACCTCCGGATGGAAACTGTGGTGGGCGGAACGGAGGGCGGAAGCTTCTCCGAGACCCTCCCCATCTTCAAACGCAACAACATGTCTACGGCCCCCGCGTACACCGGGCAGGTGGTCCTCACCGCAGGCGGCACTCACACGGGCGGGACCGTCATTGATGTCCTTCGGTTGAAAACCAACAACATCTCGGGCCAGGCCTCCTCCGTCGGCAACGTGGAGGGCGATGAACGAGGCGTCGCCGCGAACACTTACTACTTCCGTTTCACCAACCTCTCCGCCTCCGACGTGATAACCGGAACTTTCCGGGCTCGGTGGGAAGAACGCCCATAGAAAGGCACCCCGATGCAAGATAAGCCCGCAGTCAATGCCGACGCCGTGGTTCCTTCCGACACCACTTCGAATACCTTCCGAGCCCTCTACGTCGGGACCGGGGGCGACATCGTTATTCTCGCTCTCGACGACAGTACCTCGGTCACCTTCAAGAACGTTCCGGGGGGAAGCATTCTCCCGGTATCCACCTCCCGTGTTTACGCCACCGGCACCACCGCGACAGATATCGTGGGGCTGCTTTAATGAGGGGATCTCTTACGCTCGGTATTGGTATAGGATTGCCTTTTCCTCAAATCATAGGCGCGGGGGTGTCCGCGAGCGCCCTCACGAGTAAAGCCGGAGGGACAGTCCTGGCCGACAAAGCCGGAGCGCTTACTCTTACTAGAAAGGCTGCTTAATCATGGGTAAATACACTGGACCAGACGGCTATCTTGCCAACTATATCGCTGCTATTGACGGCGTAGAGCAAGAAGAGGTTGCTACTGAAGTCGTTTCTCTACCTTATGCCAACCCTATCGGAGGGTCGGGTACTGGCATTGTCCCGGTGAGCATTAAGGACCGTTTCAAGCACTTCGCACAGGCGTCTGATTTCGGCATTGAGATAGGCCCCGGGCACGACAATACGACGCAGTTCGCAGAGGCGGCTGCCAAGCTTGCCCCTTATGGTGCGTGCCTGTATCTCCCGGCTACGAATGTCGGCGGATACCTTACGGATACGATTGATGTTCGCGGCGGTAACTCCGCGCCGTCGGTAATGAATATTATCGGTGAAGGGTCTGCTAACCGCGCGTGGGGACAAAACGGAGACTATAATACAGGCGCATCACTCAAACTGAAGGCGAATGCAACAGGCGATTGCGTCGTAAAATCCCCTGCGGGCTCAGGTCGGCTTGTGATGGAGAACATCGCCCTGTATCAAGACCTCACTCAAAGCGGCCCCAAAAAAGGCCTCGTCCTTGAAGATCAGGCGACGTATGGTGACGGCGCAGACCTTACAAACGTCGGCATTCAGGGGTTCACAGGCACCGGCCTTTTTATCGGTGTTCACAGATGCCGATCAACGGCAATAAGCATCTGGGTGCTTAACTGCGGGAGCCTCACAGAGCCAGCCGTCAACCAGCGGGCTGGTGACTGGCTGTTCCTGCAGCCAGCGTTCAGTAATGGGGATGGCCTCGCGTACTACGTAGGGGCCGTTAGCGGCGTCGTGCACTATGGCGGCGGTATTTTCTATTCGAAAACTGGGTGCGAAATCGTGTCGGATGCCGGTGAGATTGGCTTTTACGGTATGGTGTGGGACCGCCACGACGAGTTTGCCTTGCGTATCGCGGCGGCATCTAACCCTGCTAATTATCGACCTGGCCGTGTATTTGTCGGAAACCGTTTTCTGTCAAATAGCCGTTCTGCTCACAATACTTACTCGGATGTCATCAACTACGATCCAAACTCACAATTCATTGCTCCAGTCTTCGGCGGGAATAGTGACGGTCTTGCAGTCTTGCCAAAATATCATATCGAAAACTTGGGCAGCGGGCGCGTTTCTCTGGTCGCTCCGCACTACGGAGCGACGGTTGGGGAAACGTTCGGTACTGCACTTTGCAATAATATGTCCACGCTCAATATCTCGAGCGATTATGCATCCGGAAATTATATGACGCCCCTTGGGGGCTTCCTGCGAGCACTAGAAATCAAGGCCGCCTTCCCGCGCGTGTATTTCTGGGAAGAAGGGGCGGCCACCAACGAGAAATCGATGTTCTTAGGTCAGGGCAGTGGCGGATTCGGGTCTATCTCAATCGAGAACGATAACCATACCGGCGCAACGGGTGTGATGGTGTGGGACCGGGCAGCCAACGTACTGACAGAGCTTGCTATTGCCGGCACTCTTTCTACCGCGCCGCTGCGATGGAAGAATGGCATCGGCGTCGTTCAGAAGCTTCTGTCGAGCACCAACCCCGAGAATAACACGGAACTCGTCATTCAGGCCACGAGCAACACGTCGTTGACTCTAAAATACAAAGGCTCGGATGGGGTGATACGTTCGGGGTCTATCGCGTTGACCTAAAAATCATACGCAATCGAGCCGCTACCCTAACCAAGAATATCATGTCGGAACTCGGAAAATTAAAAGCATGGACCTAATCGAAGACCTCGCCGAATTCTCCTCCGACCCCCTGGGGTTCGTGTTCTTCGCGTTCCCCTGGGGCGAGCCGGGTGAACTCGAGCATCGGTCCGGGCCCGAACCCTGGCAGGTCACCCTTCTCGACGAAATCGGGACGAAGCTCCGGGCGGGGGAGATTGGCCTCGCCCAAGCCATTCAGATGGCCCGGACCTCCGGGCACGGCATCGGGAAGTCCGCCTGCGTGAGCTGGATCATCCTTTGGGCCATCTCCACCTTCCCCGACACCAAGGGCGTTGTCACCGCGAACACGGAGAACCAGCTCAAAACCAAGACGTGGGTCGAGCTCGCGAAGTGGTACAGGCTTTGCCTGGCCCGAGACTTCTTCAAGATGACCGCCACCGCGCTCTTCTCGGCGGACCCAGCGCACGAGCGCACCTGGCGCATCGACATGGTGCCGTGGTCCGAGCGGAACACTGAAGCATTTGCGGGCCTGCACAACCAGGGCAAGCGCATATTGATAATTTTCGACGAGGCATCCGCCATTCCCGATGTGATCTGGGAAACCACGGAGGGCGCCCTGACGGACCGGGACACGCAGATCATCTGGTGCGTATTCGGGAACCCCACCAGAAACAAGGGCCGCTTCCGCGAGTGCTTTGCCCTCGGGCGCTTTGCGCATCGCTGGTCCTCCGCCGCGATCGACTCCCGCGAGGTGTCCATCACGGACAAGGAACTCATCGGGAAGTGGATCGCCGATTACGGTGAGGACTCCGACTTCGTTCGCGTTCGCGTTCGAGGGATCTTCCCCCGGGTCGACTCCGAGTCCTTTATTTCCTTCGACCTCGTCATGAAGGCGACGAACCGTCTCGTCGAACCCCAGCGCGGAGCCGTCGTGCTCGGGGTTGACGTGGCCCGGTTCGGCGATGACGCCTCTGTCATCTATCCCCGCTGCGGAAGGGACGCCCGGACGCGCCCGGTCGAGATCTATCAGGGTATCGACACCATGACCCTCGCGGGCAAAGTGGCCGCGGCCACCCTCCGCTACCACGCCACGGCTGTGTTCGTCGACTCAGGCGGCGTTGGGGGCGGCGTTGTGGACAGGCTGCGCCAGCTCCGCATCCCCGTCTTCGAGGTCGATTTCGGCTCGGGCCCTGACGGCGTGAACCCGGACGACGGCGCGAAGTACGCGAACAAGCGGGCGGAAATTTGGGGCGCCCTCCGCGACTGGCTCCGCCACGGCTCCATCCCCGAACTCTCCACGGGGGAGAACGTCACGCTCGCGAGCGAACTCACCGCCCCGAACTACGGCCTCAACAAGGCCGAGGCGATCCAGCTGGAATCGAAGCTCGACATGCGCAAACGGAAAGTGGCCTCGCCGAACGTCGCCGACGCACTCGCGTGTACTTTCGCCATGCCCCACATCGCCTATGACATCAACACGGCGGACGAGATGAAAATCGAAACCGTCGCTCGAGACTACAATCCCTTCACCAACGAAGCCCTCTGGGTTTAAAGGAGCACCCCCGATGAGTTTCCTCATGCCCAAGCCGCCCAAGGTTGTCCAAACGCCTGCGGCCACTCCCCCGCAACAGGCCAACGCGGCGGACGCCTCGGTCGGGACGAATACGACCCTCCCGGGCTCGTTCATTTCCACGTCGTCTCAGGGCCTCACCCGCAAGGCCCGGACGCAGAAGCCCTCGCTGATTGGAGAGTCCAGTGCAAATTAACATCACTCTCCACGAAAAGCTGAAGGGGAAGCTGGTGAAACTCGAGCAGGTCCGCCAGCCCTACTTCCTCTTCTGGCGCGAGCTCGCGGATTACTACCTCCCCCGGCGATATATTTGGCTGGAGAACGCGACCCAGCGGGTGCAGTCCATGCAAAACCCGAAGGTGCTTGATAGCACGGGCACAATTGCGGCCCGGATCCTGGCAAGCGGGATGATGAACGGCATCACCTCACCCGCCCGGCCGTGGTTCAGCCTGCGAATTGCGGGCCAGGATGATACCGTGGCGAACAATGACGTCCGGGTCTGGCTCGATGAAGTGACCCGCCGGATGGCCCTGGTCCTCGCCGAGTCGAATTTCTACAATGCGATGGCCGTCATGTATCTGGACCTTGTGGTCTTCGGCACCGCGGCCATGCTCATTTACGAGGATTTCGAGTCGGTGATCCGGTGCTACAACCCGGCCCTCGGTGAATTTTACTTCGCCCAGGACGATCGCCTCGCCGTGAACACGTTTGCCAGAAAATTCGAATATACGGTGGATCAGCTCGTCGAACGGTGGGGCGAGGAGAACGTAACGGACTCCACCAGGAACCTCTATAAGACGGGGGGTGCCTCGTGCCAGGAGCCCCGTCGCGTTTATCACCTGATTGAGCCGAACGTGGACGGGAAGGGGAAGGTACCGAAGAAGTTCCCCTGGCGCGAAACGTACTGGGAAGCGGACGCCCCGGCCGGGCAGGTCCTGGCCCAGAAGGGCTTCAACGAGATGCCGGGGTTATTCGTGCGCTGGGAACTCACCGGCAACGATGCGTACGGTTCCTGCCCCGCGATGGAGTCGATCGGGGATGTGAAGCAGCTCCAGCAGGAAACGCTGCGAAAAGCGCAGGGGATTGACAAGGTGGTGAACCCGCCTATCGTCGCGGACGTGCAACTCCAGCACAAGCCGATGGCCCTCGTGCCCGGCGGCCTCACGTTCATCGCGGGGGCGAATAACGTCGGGGCTAAACCCCTGTACCAAATTGCCCCGCCCCTGGGTGAAATGACCGCCGACATCCAGCAGATTCAGATGCGGATCCGGGAGACCTTCCACAACCCCCTCTTCCAGATGATCTCCCAGCTCGATACCGTGCGGAGCGCGACGGAAATTGACGCCCGGCGGGAGGAGAAGCTAGTGCTCCTGGGTCCCGTGCTGGAGCGGTTTGAGAACGAGGCCCTCGACCCGACCATCAAACGTGTCTACTCGATTATGGAACGGGCGGGCCTGCTCCCCGATGCGCCCGAGGCCATTTCGGAAATGGATATTGAGATCCAATATGTGTCGATCCTGTCCACCGCGCAGCGGGCCGTGGGTGTCGCCCCAACCGAACGCTGGGTGCAGTTCATCGGGAACCTCGCCGCGGTGAAACCGGAGGTGTTGAATATCCCGAACTGGGAAGAGCTGGTCCGGAACTACGGCAGGGACCTCGGGGTGCGGGCCAAGGATATGGTGCCTCCCGCGGTGTCGATCGGGGCCACGCAGCAACAGAACCAGGCCGCGAACACCACCCAAGCGCTCGAGCAGACGCAGGCGCTCACGGGCGCCGCGCAGCAGCTTTCCGCCACAGACGTGGGCGGCGGGGCCAATGCGCTGCAACAGATCTTGGGAGGTTGATATGGTCCGTAACGAAATGGGCCGAACCATACCGAGCTGCGGCCTGTTAGCTCGCGGCCTGTTAGGAGGGCCTCAATAATGGGAGTCTATCTTTTGCACTTTGAGGGGCCCAACAAAGCCCGGGCCCACTATCTCGGCTGCACTGACAAAGACCCGTCGGCGCGACTAAAACAGCACGCCTCGGGAAATGGTGGTGCTTTCACCAAGGGGCTTAAGGCAAAAGGGTTAGTTCCCCGACTAGCTTTCTGGCAACCGAGCTGGGGTTACACTCACGAGAAACGAGCCAAGCTTTTAGCCCGGGGTAATAAGGACTGGCAGTTTCGAACCTGGTGTCCAGTGTGTGGGTTCACGCCCCCTCCAACGGAAGTCGAGGTCCTTAACTATAAAGACATCGTCGGTGTTAGGAGGCGAGTCGGTCCAAGCGACGAGTGTCGCGCTGGAAGTACGATGTTGGGCAGAAAACAAGTCGGGTTTACTGGCTATGGGGTATCCCCAAAAATTCCAGGTGACGGGGAAAGCGGCGCGGCCCTGAAAGGGCCCGCCGCCTCCCTCACCGAATTTGGGGCCCCATGGACTGTCAACCCACTTTTTTCGGGCCCCGACTCGGACGAGCCGGCCGCCTTCGAGCCCGAGCCATACCCCGCGAGGGGCCTTGCCAAACCCTTAGATCTGGTGTATGAATGAGCAACAATCCACAAGCCGAGGAGCTGAAACGTCAGTGGGAAGAAGCGGATCGACTCAACACCGAGCAAATTCTTTCCTCCCTCCTTTCCACGCCCGGAGGACGCAAGTTCCTTTACTACCAGCTTTCCCTTGGGAAGATCGGGCAGAACCCTTTTACCACGAACGCCCTCGCAATGTCTTTCGCCTGTGGCGAACTCAACGTGGGGCAGCGCATTCTCTTCGACATTCTCTCCGTAGCCCCGGATGCTTGGGCCCTGATGCAAAAGGAAGCAAACGATGAGCACCGAACCAGAACAGCCCGCCTCGCCAACACCGCCGACGAGTGACCCGCCGAGCTTGATTTCCACCCCTCCGACGGAGACCCCTCCCGCAGCGGAAGAACCGAAGGTTGAAGAGGCCAAGCCCGTTGAAGCGCCTGCGCCTGCGCCCGAGCCGCTCGCTTGGGAAGCCCTCAAGCTCCCCGAGGGCTTCACCGTCGACGACACCACCCGCGATTCGTTCCTGGAAACCATGAACGACGTGAAGCTTTCCCCGGCGGAGCGGGCGCAGAAACTCCTTGACCTCCAGACGAGTCTTATGGAAAAGAATGCCGCGGCAAGTACTGAGGCCTGGACCACGCAGCAGACGGCGTGGCAGGATGAAGTCCGCGCGGACAAAGAAATCGGCGGCGAAAAGCTCGCACCAGTCCTGGGCGAGATCTCGAAGGTCGTTGATAAGTACGGCTCCGCGGAGCTAAGGGAGGTGATGAACGCCACGGGTGCTGGTAACAACATCCACGTCGTTCGTTTCCTTCACAACATCGCAAAGGATCTCGGAGAAGGGGGGCCGGTTTCAGGGGCACCTCCCGCCGAACAGGTTCCGCTTGCTACCAAACTCTACCCCTCCATGAAAGCTTAAGGAGCAACACCAATGGCGGTACTACCAGTAACCCGTCCGACGCTCCTCGATCTGTCAAAGCGAACGGACCCGGACGGCTCAATCGCACAGATCGTGGAGATGCTGCAGCAGGAAAATCTCATCCTGCAGGACATGGTCTTTCAGGAGGGCAACCTCCCGACCGGCCACCGCACGACTCTTCGTACTGGCATTCCCACCCCGACCTGGCGTAAGATCAACGGCGGCGTCCAGCCGACGAAATCGACAACCGCTCAGATTACCTTCGGCACAGGTATGCTGGAAGCATACGCCGAAGTCGACAAGGCCCTCGCAGACCTCAACGGCAACACTGCCTCCTGGCGTATGTCGGAAGAGTTCGGCCACATCGAGGGCATGAACCAGACGATGGCGCGGACCATCCTCTACGGTAACGAAGGAACTCAGCCGGAAGCCTTTACGGGCTTGACCCCGTATTACAACGCCCGCACCACCTCCGCTTCGGGCGCGAACATCATCTCCGCCAACGACGCCACTACCCCGACGGACAATCAGTCCATCTGGCTCGTGGGTTGGGGCGAGAACACCATCCACGGCATTATCCCGAAAGGATCCAATGCCGGCCTGCAGATCACCGACAAGGGACAGGTTACGATCGAAAACGCCGATGGCGCTGGCGGTCGTATGGAAGGCTACCGCACGCACTACCGTTGGGATGCAGGTCTTGCCGTTCGTGACTGGCGCTACGCCGTTCGTATCTGCAATATCTCCAAGGCCCTTCTCACCGTTGATGCGGCGACCGGCCCGAACCTGCCAAACCTCATGTTTCAGGCCCTCGAACAGATCCAGAGCCTCTCTGGCGTTCGTCCGGTCTTCTACATGTCGCGCGGCTTGATCACCAAGCTTCGTCAACAGTCGGCCGCTGCTGTGAAGACCTCGACCCTCGTCATCGAAAACGTCGGTGGCGTGATGGTCCAGTCCTTCAACGGCGTTCCGATCAAGCGCGTCGATGCTCTCGCCGCGGACGAAGCCTACGTCCCAGCATCCTCGTAAGGAGCCCCCACCATGATTAAGGATGACTACCTTGAATTTGCCGATGCGGTCTCCGTAGCGGCAGCAGCGGGCACAGCCCTGATCGGTGATGTTATCGATCTGAGCTCTGTCCATCGGGATGTGGGCAATGGCGATGAGATCTACCTCGTCATCACTGTCTCCACCGAGATCATCACCGGAGGTACGGCCGGAACCCTGAAGTTCCAGCTCGTTTCCGATGCTCAGGCCGCGATCGCAACCGATGGTTCTGCCACCGTCCATTACGACACGGGCACCTTCGTCACCGACGATGCCGCGGCTAACGACAACGCGCTGAACGCAGGGGCGATCCTTTGCGCAGTTGCACTTCCGCGGGAAGGTAAGGTTTACGAGCGATACCTCGGTGTCCTTGCAATCACTGCCACCACCACCACCACTGCCGGCGCTATTCACGCATTCCTCACGAAGGATCCGCGCGGATACCTGGCCTATCCGAGGGCTAGCCAGTGACCCAGGTTGAGTTCAAAAACCATTGGTTCGACGGTGCGAAGCTTTGGGAGCCCGGGCGCCAGGAGGTGCCCGAGAAACTCCTCCCAATCCTCCCCACCTCCGCCGTGATCTTGGATAAGGACGGCGAGCCGGTGAGTGATACGAAGCAGGAAGAGGCCGTCTCGGAGACGAAAGCGGCTAAACCCGACGCCGCGAAGGACCTCAAAATCTAAGGTGCCGCCATGATTACTGATGAAGTCTCAATCTACAATCTTGCTTTGAATGCGGTTGGGACTCGCAGTACCGTGGCGTTACCCACTGAAAAGTCGCGCGAAGCTGAGGTCTGCCGGTTATGGTTCGGTCCCGTCCGAGACCGGGTGCTTCGCGCGGCCCCTTGGGCCAGCACTCGTGCATGGGCACGCCTTCCTTTGCTCAAACAGCGCGATGACCAAGCTACGTGGGTCGCGACTGATCCCGAGCCGGGCTACCAGTACGCCTACGGCGTCCCGAGTGATATGCTCGCCCCACGATATCTCGCAGGATACCAGCGCTTCAGCATGTCTTCTTATCCCGGTAACAAGCTCGCGATCATGACTAACGTCACCGACGCGCTGCTTACCTACACGAAGCGCCAGGAAGTGATCGGCCTGTGGGATGTGGGCCTTCAGATGGCGATTGTATACGGCCTGGCCGCCCATATCACTATGCCCCTCACCGGCAAGCCCGCTCGGGCTAAAAATGCCATGGAGCAGGCCAACAATTTCATTCTTTCCGCCCGGGAAGAGGATGCGAATGTGGACATGTCCGTAGTGGATAGCACTCCTTCGTGGATCACGGCTCGGGGTTTCACCGGAGTGATCGAGTCCACTCGCTTCTATCATCCCTTGGGCGCCCTCTTCACCGCGGGAGAAATCGGTGTCTAATGAACTAATCAAGTACGCATTCACCGCGGGAGAAATCTCCCCGACGCTTTATGGCAGGTCGGATCTTGAGCAATACGATCTCGGCCTGGCTCTGGCGCGTAACTGGTTCGTAGATTACCGTGGGGGACTGTCCACCAGAGCCGGGTTCGCATTTTGTGAATTTATCATGGACGATGACAAGCCGACGAAATATTTCGATTTTCGGTTCTCCCCGGATTTGTCCAACATATATCTCCTCCTCTTTGGCGATCATTACGTCCGGTTCCTCCAGGATGGTGCGTATGTGCTCGAGGCCGCAAAAATCATAACGGCCCTTGCCTCTGGCACATTCACGTCCGTCGCCCACGGTTTTGCCGTCGGAGACTGGATAAAGCTTTCCGGTCTCGTGGGTCCGACGAATTTGAATGGGCGTACCTTCGAGATCGCTTCCGTTACGACGGACACGTTTACGCTCAAAACCGTTCCGAGCCTCGCCGCCACGGTTCCCGTTGGTGCCTACGTCTCGGGCGGCACCGCCTCTCGCATTTACACCGTGACCACGCCCTATGCCGCGGAAGATCTCGAGGGCCTTTCGGCAAACCAGCGACGAGACCTTCTCCGACTCACCCACGATGAGTTCCCCATCTACAATCTTACCCGGAACGACGCAACGGATTGGGACCTCACTGAGGACGTCCGGTCTTCCGGCTTCGCCTACATCCAGAATCTCACCGCAACGGCCTCTGCCGCGGGGGCTGCAGGCACCCTGTTCGTTGTTACGGCCCTCTTTGAGGACGGTACGGAAAGCGTCAAATCCCCCTCCGCAATCCTTCGTAACATCGTAAACTACACCGTGACCGAAGGTTCGGTAAAGTTGAACTGGGACATCTTCCCAGGAGCCGTCGCCTACAACGTGTATCGTTCAATCGTGGCGAGTTCGGGCGCGAGCTTGACTCGAGGTTTTGAATTGGGCTTTATCGGCAAGGTTGTGGGCACTCAATTTGTCGACAGCAATATTATCCCGGACTTTACCAAAACTCCCCCGGTCCCGTCCGATCCCTTTATGCCCCGCCAGATTATAAGCGTGACAATCACGGCCCAGGGCACAGGATACGATGACACAACTGGGATAGTAGTGACGGACTCGACCGGCACCGAGGCACTACTCGAGGCTGTCGTGGACTCCGCGGGAAAGCTCATTGCGGTAAACGTTCTCTTTCCGGGCAAGAATTACACCGCCCCGACTATCACTGTGACAGGTACGGGAACTGGCGCGACCGCGACAGCTACGCTTTCGGAAGCCACCGGGGTTTACCCCGCGATCTCTTCGGTATTCCAGCAGCGCCAACTTTACGCCGCTACAATCAACGAACCTCTCACGCTGTGGGCGAGCCGTCCGGGGAAGTACGGAGATTTCTCGTATTCCGACGTAACTCTCGACAACGACGCATATGAATTTGAAGTGGATTCGAGCGAAGTCGCACCCCTACGGCACATGGTTCCGATGAGAGGCGGGCTGGTGCTGATGTCGCAAACAGGAGTGTGGCAGTTGACCGGGGGCAACGGCGGAGTTGTGACGCCGACGAACGCTCTTGCGGACCCACAGACCTACAGCGGGGTGAGTGCGGTCGTGCCCCTGAAGATCGGGCCCGACATTCTTTATATCGAGGGGAAGGGTTACACCGTCCGGCTACTTTCCTACAACGAATACGCCAAGGTCTACGCCGGGGAAGACAAGTCTATCCTGAGCAATCATTTCTTCTCCGCGGGAAAGCGGCTTACTTCGTGGGCCTTCGCGGAAAGTCCATACAAGGTCGTCTACGGTGTTCGATCCGATGGAGCCCTGTTGAATTTCACCGTGGTGAAGGAGGAGAAGGTTGCCGCCTGGACTTCTTCCGCTACGAAGGGTAAGTTTGTGGACTGCCGGGTTGTGCAGGAGAACGATCTCGACACGCTCTACGTGGCGACCTCACGAAAGATTGACGGGCGGCAGACGAAGTTCATTGAACGCGCCGCCCCTCGGGAGTTCGACTTTACGGAGAACGCTTTCTGCGTGGATTGTGGCCTCGCCCTCCCGGTCAATGCCCCGGCGGCGAACCTTGATGCGTCCTCAACGGAGGGCGAAGTCACCTTCACTGCGAGTTCCGCCGTGTTCGTCTCGGGGGACGTAGATCGAATACTTCGGATGGGTGGCGGAAAAGCCCATGTGACTGAGTACCTTTCCGCCACGCAGATTAAAGCCCAAGTCATTCGCCCGATTACTGATGTGGTCTTTGAGGATCCCGAGGAGACGGTGAATACGCAGCTTGCAGGTACCTGGACCCTCGACACGCCCGTGACGAATGTCGGCGGTCTGTGGCACCTTGAGGGTGAAACTGTAACCCTTCTTGGCGACGGAAATGTCATGCCCGAGCAGACCGTGGTCAACGGAAGCATCGTCCTTGAGCATGCCGTAACTCGCCTTGTTGTCGGGATCCCATTCACCTGCGTGGCCCGGACCCTCTCCCCGGTTGTCTCGGACGCCGTTATCGAGGCGCGGCGCAAGCGCGTAGTTGGGGTGGCTGCCCGCGTGAATGACACTGTGGGCTTGTCCACTGGCGAGAGCCTCGACAACCTTTACGACGCGAAGGAGCGTAGCACGGAGCTTTACGGGGAGCCCATTGAACTCTTCTCGGGCGTTCGGGTGCAACTTATCGAGCCCGTTTGGGACGAGAGCGGCCAGACGTACTTCGTGCAGAGCAATCCCCTCCCCGCAACGTTGTTGGGCCTCGTGCTCGATATTGAGGTGGGCGATGATCCGAATTGAAGATATCGAGGAAATTCCTCGGCTGCTTTGGAACGAGACCTCTTCGAAGGAGTTTTCCCATGTCCCTTACGAGTCCCGCCGGGGGCTTTTGGACCTTTCCACGCCGGTTAAACTCATCTCCGGGGATGACACACCGTTGTTGGTCGCTGGATTATTTCGCCGGAGTTTCTTCGCGGTTCCATACCTTTGGGTACTCCTCACGGAAGATTTTAAAACCGCCTCGCCCGCGGTCCTTCGCGCCCTCGTTCGTGCCGTAGGCACACTCGCCCCCCAGGCCGAAACCCTGGTGGAAATCGGTAATGCGCGAGCCGAACGGCTTGCAAAACTCTTCGCCTTCGAACCCACCGCGGGAACCGCCTTGATCGGGGATCTCGAATATCGTCTTTATAGGAGGGGCTGATGGCCTTTGTTGCTCCACTCTTTACCGCCGTAAGCGGGGCCCTCGGCGGGTCAGCCGGGATCGGCTCCCTTCTCGGCGGCGTTGGTACTATCTTCAGCACCATTGGAGCGGTGGGTGCCGCGAACTACCAAGCGCAGGTGGCGAAGAACAACGCCGCCATCGCGGAACGCAACGCCGCGCAGGCTAGTGATGCGGCGCAGAATGAGCAGATTCAAAGTGACCAGCAGACCGCTGCGCTGATCGGGGAACAGGAAGCGATCCAGGGCGGGAGTGGTCTGGCCCTCACGGGGGCGTCACAGTTGCGAACACGGCGAACGGCGCAACGCCTTGGCCGTCAGGACGCCCTCAACATCCGCACCTCGGGCGATAATGAGATAGGGCAGTTCCTCCAGCAGGCCGAGAACTTCCGGGGTGAGGCCCGTTCACAGAAGGCCGCGGCTACCGGCGCGATGATCGGCGGGGCCCTGGATTTCGGCAGCTCGCTGATCGGCGGTGCGAAGAGCACCAAGAGTGCCAATCGTATAACTGGCGGGGCGCAAATTCGCCTCCGGAATGATTTGAGGAGTGCGCGGGTATGAAGGTTCCATCACCGACCCAGGGGCGGACACGGGTTGCGCAGTCGCAGCAAGCCTATACGCAGAGCGCCTCGAATCCCGGTGCCGGGCTGGCGTATATCGGGAAAGGGATGAACTCGCTCGCGAGCAGCGTGTCGGCGATCGAAGCGCGTTTCGAGCAGCGGGCGGAACAAACTGACAAGTTCAATACGCTGAAAAGCTTTTCGGAATTCCAGACGCAGACCGCGGAACGTCTGACGGAGTTGAAACGGAATTATTCCGCCGACGGGAAGGGCTACGCCAAGACCGCCGAGGACGTATATGGGGAAATGGAGTCCAAATGGCTCGAGACCGTACCCGAGGATTTCCAGGCCGAGTTCCGTTACCGTTCGCAGGAGGCCCGGCGCGGGATCGTCGGCGACTCCCTCTCGTTCCAGTACCAAGCCGGCGACGCCTGGTTCAAGCAGGGTGTGGCGGACGAACTTACGAAATCCAAGGGCGTTCTCGATCAGAACCCGGCGGCGCTGAAGAACGAGCAGGCCCGGATTTATGAGATAATTCAGGCAACGGACCTGCCCGAAAATCAGAAGCAAGAGCTGGCCCGGCAAGCCACGATCTCCCTCGAGAAGGTGACGTATAAAGCGGAGGTCCGAAAGGACCCTTCGGTCCGAGCATCACTCGGAGTTGGGGATCCCATATCGGTTGTGGACCGGATTATTGGGGTGGAGTCCTCGGGCGATCCGAGCGCAGTTCCGCGAGATAAGAGCGGAAAACTTCTTTCCTCCGCGGCGGGCCTCGGGCAGTTTATCAACAGTACTTGGCTTAACATGCTGGCTAAGTATCGCCCGGATATTCAAGGAACTCGGGAAGAACTCCTTGCGCTGAAGACTGATCCGGCACTTAGCCGCGAAATGACGACGCGGTACGTGGAAGAGAACTCGGACGCGCTTTCCCGCGCGGGTATCACTCCGAGCAACGGCAATGTTTACCTCGCGCATTTTCTTGGTCCTGCCGATGCGATCAAGGTACTTCGTGCCTCGCCCGATACACCCGTAGAGGGTATGGTCAACTCGGATAGTGTGGCCGCGAACCGCAGTGTTCTCGCGGGTAAAACCGCGGGAGAGGTCCGCTCGTGGGCGAATAAGAAGATGGGCAGCGCCACACTTGCGACTGACCCCCGCTTCGCAAACATTCCCTATGAAGATAAAGTAGCCCTTTATGAGGACGCCGAACGGGACGTATCACGGGAGGCCGCGCAACAGGCCGCCTTGGCTAAGGCCCAACGGGACGCTCAACAGAACCAACTTTACCTCGGCCTCCTCGACGGTAAGTCGGGCCAGATGGATATCGATGAGGCGCGTCTCCGGGGTGTACTTGACGATTACGATAGCGTTCATAAGGCGCAGGAAATTCTTCGGAAGCGGGACGAAGAACAAAACTTAACTCTCGGCACTTATGCTAAACTTGCCTCTGGCGCACCGTTTGATCCCACCGACCCCGATGATAAGAAGGGCCTGAACGCGGTTGTGAAGCAGGGGAACGGGCTGCAGCGCCTCGCCGCGGGAGATACGAACTACGTTTCAGACAGCCTCGTTCCTCTTGCGAATCAAGTAGGTGATATTCCCACGGATGTGGCGGGCACCCTCATGGGCATGGTCCGGGGCGCCGACAACAACAAGGCGATGTTTGCCCTCGACGCTCTCGCCCAGCTTCGCGACGCTACCGGGATCGGATTCAATCAGCGGGTTTCGGAGGACGTGGCGAAGCAGGTGGACCTGTGGGACACGATGAAGGACTTTGGGAACCGGGATGAAATCTTGAGTACCGTTCGTGGGGGCACGACTCAGGCTGAGCGCCAGCAACGCGAGGTGCTCCGGAAGGAAGGTCAGAACATCCTCACGCGAACGGAGGACGGCGTAGCTAAGGGCGAAACGCTCCTGGCGGACGCCATCGGCAAGTTCGGAGGGACGTTCTGGTCCGCGCAGGTGGCGGCGCCAGTCGCCCGTCAGTCCCTTGCGAAAGAGTTCAATGCCCTTTTCATCGACGCGTACTCGAAGACGGGGGATGAGACGAAGGCGAGCGAGTTGGCGGTTAAGTCACTGGAGCGGAACTGGGGAGTGACTTCTGTTGGCGGTGGAAAGGACCTGATGAAATATCCGCCCGAGAAGGTGGGGTATCGGGCGATCAATGGCTCGTATAACTGGATCGACCGGCAAGTGCGGAAGGAGCTTGGGCAGCCGCAATTCCCCGAGCCCGCCGGACTTTCGCCACAGGAAACAGCCCTTCTTCAGTATTCCCGTGACAACATGCTCTCGGGAAATGTGATTGAGAAGGACGGGGATTTGACTTCCGTTTACATCACTGGCGTGACGGGTCCGGATGGTCGGATCTACAACGTGCCGGGGTATGCGGATGGGAAGATGCTCACAGATGAGGAGGCTCTTGTGAGGGCGAATGCTGCGGGCCTCGACAAGTATCCCTCGTATGCGACGGGGACGGAGGCGGATCGGGCCGCAGAGAAAGTTCACAGGTTCATCGACAAGGACATCGCGATGCTGCGACAGTCCCGAGATGCGTTTGCCGACTATGATTTGTTCTCGGATGAGCAGACCCGGCAGGAGTTCCAAGCCTATCAGAAAGATGTGAATTCCGCGCCGCCCTCCTATCGCGTGTTTCTGAAGGACGCCTCCGGTGTCTACCGCGAGCGCACCGACGCGAACGGGCTCCCGCTGCGGATGAATTTCAAGCCCGATCAGGCAACCCTCGATGCCGAGGCCCGAGCATTTGACCGCCGTGATCGTATTTGGCAACTGCAGGAAACCCTCGACAACTACTATCGCATTCGCGAAGCCGCGCAGACGATGGGGCAAGAGGTCTCTCCCGAGGACACCGAAGACTTCAATGCGGCGCAAAGCGAACTCGATCAACTGCAAAACTCCCGCGCAATGGAGCCCGGCAGGTTCCAGGGCCCGGACGACGCATTCTACAACCTGACCCCCGGAGGTCTTTGATGCCACTCGTAGAACATAAACTTGGTAGGGAATTTAATCAGTTCGAGCGGGCTGTCGAGGAACCGACGCAGCCGACGCCCGGTGATACGTTCGGCGCGGCGTGGCATCTGGAGAACGATGTTGCGAACATTGTGGACCTACTCTCCCGCCCCGCGTTCCTTCCACAGGACGGGTTCACGGTCGGCCCGGCCCTCCGCGACTACGACGTCAAAAATCGCACGAACATGTTCGAGCAGTACCGCGATCGGTTCATTGGGGTGCAGTCGGAAGATGAGATGACCTACGTCATCAAGCGGATTAATGACCAGAACGTGCAGCGGGATACGCTGGAACGGGCGGGCTGGCTCGGTGTTGTGGCCGGGGTGGGCGCGGGACTCGTGTCGCCGACTGTGTTCCTTCCCTTCGTCGGGGGTGGCAGAGGTCTCAGTGCTGTGGTTCGCGGGGCAGCTATCGGGGGCGTCTCGGCGGTGCCGACGGAATTGGCCCTGGCCGCGAACCAAGAGACCCGGACAGGCGGGGAGGTGGCGTTGGCTCTCGCCGCTTCGACGGCCCTGGGAGGTATCCTTGGTGGAACCATCGCCGCCCTGCGCCCTGGTGAACGGGCGCTTTACGAAGCGGAACTGGAACGTGTGGCTCGCCCGCAGGGTGTGGGTGCGGCCCCGAATGAACAGTTTGTGAACGCGGGGGGCTTGGCCTCGGGCGCGCAGACCCTCGCTCGTGCGAATGACAAAACCGTGCTCCTAACCAATCCCGTAACCCAGTCAATTAACCAAGAAGAATTCGAAAGCTTTCGGGTTCTAGTGCAACAGCTTTCTGACTCGGGCCTTCGGATGGCCCGGAACGAGGAAGGTATTCCTGCAGCTGTTGGAGGTACGATTGAGAACCGACTTCACTATTATACTGGCCTTCTTGTTCGAGGCGATGATGCGTTTGCCGAGGCCTACCGGACCTATTTCTTTGATGGTACTGTCCCTTCTTTCGCCCCGAACCTTAGAGCGAACCTCGCCGGCACGTTTAACGCAAACGGAAAACTCTCGGCAAGTCAGTTCTCGGATGAAGTCACTCGCGCGATCTGGAACGGCTTCCAACACGATGTTCCGGAGGTGGCCAAGGCGGCGCAGGCAGTAGCCAAGAACGTTTATGAGCCGATACTGAAAGCCGCGCAAGAAGCGAAGCTTCTTCCCGAAGACGTACAGGTAGTGGGGGACGCCGCGTATGTGAACCGTGAGTATAACCGGCAGGCGATCCGAGCGAACACTGACGAATTCGTCCGGATCCTCGCCACAAATTATGAGAAGGATCTGAATCAACGGTTCGCGGATGAACTCGAAGGGTTCAAAGGAAAGCAGCAGAACCGCAGGGAACTCGCGGAGGACCTGGCCCGGCCGGAAAGCGAGGTGGACGAACTGCTCGAGAAGTTCCGAGAAGAACTCAAAGGAGTTGAGGAAGGGCTGCCCGAGGAAATCCAGATGCTCGAGGAGGCCGTAGCGACGAACCGGGCTACCGCTCGGGCCATGCGACTCAACGGCACCCTGTCTCCAGGGGAGGAAGCGACGTATAAGCGGCTGCTGAAAGATGCCCGGGATATGGAGAAGACAGCGGGCGAGCCGTACGAAAAGGTGAAGGGCGAGCGGGCCCGGCTGCGTAGGCGGATCGGGAACCTGAACAAGGCCGTGGTTGCGGTGGATGCGCGGCGGGCGGCCAAGCTCGACCGCATTGATCGGACTGAAGAGCTGTCGCTCACGACGCTGTCGCGTCTGGTTTCGAAGGCTCAGACCACGCTACGCCAGTTGGACAAGTGGGGCGATAAAAAGCTCGATGCCGAAGTGGCGAAGCTGAAAGATCAGTTTGCCCGAGCAGGGGAGGTGTACGATCGGGGCGAGGAACGCCTTGTGAAACTGGCGGAGAATGACGAGGACGTCCATCGACTCGGAGCCCTGGAAGATGTACAGCAGGGGCGGGCGGAACGGCTCGACGCAGTTGCGGAGCGTTTGGAAAACGCCGAGAACCTCGACCGCACCGCGATCCGCGCAACCATCAACGAGGGACTCAACAAGACCCTGGAAAAGGTTCAGTCGATCAACGCCCGCCGCGTGCTCCGCAATCAGCGACTGCGCGAACAGGCCGCGAAGTTGGACCCCGAGGTCGCACGCGCGAGACTGGCCGAGGCGAATGCCGCTCCCCAGCGCGCGGAGAACGATTTCGTCAATCGCTGGGTTCGGGACTTCCGCGCCGACGATGTGAATCCTGAGACGGGGATTGCGAATTTTAAGGAGACTTCCCGGGCCGCGGCGGAGCAGGTGAAGGACAAGATCATGGGGACCTACCTGAGGCTTCCGTATATGGAGGTGATGGCCGAGAAGCGCGGGAGCGAACTCCGACGCGTCCTTCACATTTCCTCAAAGGAGATCGACAAATTCCTCGACAAGGACATCCGCCGCTTGACCCGCGTGTACACTCGGACCCTCGGTCCGGACATTGAGCTGATGAATAAGTTCGGGACGATCAACGGCTCGGAAATACTCCAGCCCGCCATCGATGAATTGAACGCGAAAATCAAAGCCGTAGGGGAGACTGCACCTCCCGAGGGCGCGGACCCCCGCGGGTTCGAAGCACGTCAATCGACGCGGCAGCTGAAGCTCAACAACGCGTTCGACCAGAACAAGAAAAACTTCCTTGCAATCGTGGATCGACTTCGTGGTACGCGGGGCTTGCCCAGCGATCCGGACGGGTTCGCCTACCGCGCCGCCCGCACGATTATGAACCTGAACGTGCTTCGTCAGATGGGTATGGTGCTCACGTCGTCGTTCCCTGATTTGGGCCGTCCGGTCATGCGGTATGGGCTAACGCGGACGTTCCGCGACGGGTTCGCGCCGTTGGTCACGAATTTAAAGACGATGAAGCTGAACGCCCGGGAAGCCCACCTCGCGGGCGTGGGCACGGATATATCGGCGCATCAGCGCTCGATGGCGTATCGGGATATCACGGACGAACTCCACCACGGCTCGGCGGTAGAAAAAGGGATCGAGTATGCCACGAATCGAATGGGTATCGTGGCGCTGTTTGACTATTGGACGCAGGCCGGAGAACTTGTTACGAGTTCGATTGCTAACGCGAAGTTGATGGACTCCCTCGCCCGGATCAATACCGCAAGCGGGACGATGACGGACAAGGCGGCCACCACGTTTCTGGCGGAAAACGGGATCGATGGAGTGCTGGCGGAACGGATCTGGAAGCAGGTTGCCGACGGTGGGGGTGGAAAGGTCGACGGGGTCTGGTGGCCTAACACTGAGTCCTGGACGGACCCGATCGCTCTTCGTGCCTACCGAGCCGCGCTCGCTCGTGAGGTAACAAATACAATCATTCGCCCCGGAGTTGAACGCCCGCTCCTTTCGGATGTGAACATGCTGGGCCGGATGCTCTATCAGTTTAAATCCTTCGGGATGGCCTCGATGCCGAAGATTACGATGGCTGGGCTGCAACAGCGTGATGCAAGTATCCTCGCGGGAAGTATGGCGAGCCTAGGGCTCGGCGCGATGTCGTACTACCTGTGGGCTGTGGCCACGGGCGGGAAGGCCTATGAAGACATGATGAAGGCGGATTTGGATAAGTGGGCGGACGAGGCGATTAATCGGTCGGGCCTTCTCGGCACCGTGTCGGAAGTTCAGCGCATCGCCCAGACCATTCCCCTCCTCGAACCCATCGCGAGCTTCAGCGGCAGTCGACAGACTCGGCGGCCTGGGGATGATCTCGTTGAGGCGCTAGGGGGGCCAAGTTTAGGTTTCCTTCAAAGTGCCTCTAACGTCGTAACCGGCCTTGACCAGCCGACGCAAAGCACCCTGCGTGATTTCAGGCGCTTGCTTCCGTATCAGAACACGGTTATACTTCGTAGCACAGTCGACGCAGCTGAAGCCGCCGTTGGTAGTCATCTTCCTGAAAGGAGACGATAATGACACTCGAAACTACTGACCGGCTTGTTATATACCAAGGTAACGGGGCTGCAACGGACTTCGGGTTTAACTTCATAATTCCATCGGGCACTCTGCAGGTAAGCCTGCAAGACGTGGCCACGGGAGTTATCACGGAAGTTTTGGCCTCGGGGTCTTACGATGTTATCGGGCTGGATGAACCAGACGGGGGCACAGTTACCTATCCCGTGGCCGGAAGCCCCTTGGATGATACGCTGAATATTGTCATAGAGCGGATCGTTGAGTATAAGCAAGAGCTTAATATACCTACCTACGGGGGATTTAATCCAGTAACGCTTATGCGACAGCTGGATCATATCGTAATGCAAACACAGCAATTGGCGGAGGGACTCGGCCGGGCCCTGATGGTGGAGGTGGGACAGGACCCACTTACGCCTGAGGAACTGCAAGAGTTTTTGGCCCTAGCGGAAAATCTCGGAACCGCCTCGACGAAAGACGTGGAGTACTTTGCCACGGCAGCGCAAGGTGCTAAGGCCGATACGGCGGTTCAGCCCGATGCCGCGCTTGTGGCTGCCCTTGAAAACATTATAGCGTTACTCCCTACGGATCTCCCGGCCACGCCAGGAAAACTTTGGAACAACGGCGGGCTCTTCGCCATTAGTTGAGGATACACATATGAAGAAACTAGCTACACTCGCTTTCGCGGCGCTTTATTTCCTTTCGACATTCCCCGCGATCGCACAATCCCTGCCTTCTCCGAGCTTCGCTAACCCGAATGTTATGGGACGGCTCGGCATGACCGCGCCGAATGCCCTTTCTGGCTCTCCGACGACGGTTCCCTGGGCAACGCCGAACGGCGCGTGGTTCGCCCCGACGTGGAATGTCCGGTATTACGGCCTCCCTGATTTCGGCAGTACCACGCCAGTCTACACGCAGGGCTTGCTCAAATGCGCGGGGACCGAGACCGCGAATACTTACCAAAGTTGCTTCGGCGTAGAAATGTTGAACAATACCGGGGCGGCCCCGCCTTGGACGGCCAGCACGGCATACCCGCTTGACTCGTTCACGCAGGTCAACGGCGGCAAGGTCTACAAGGTCACGACTGCCGGAACGTCGGGGGCAAGCGAGCCGACATGGCCGGCGAGCGGAACCGTCGTTGACGGCACTGTGACCTGGACCTACCAGAACGACGGCCAGCACAACGCGAAATCCGGCATCACCGCGTCTTCTTCAAGCGGGGCCAACGGTGGTAATCACTGGCTGTTCAACCCGAACTGCAAGATTGAAGCCGGGTTCAAATCGCAGCTTTACTGCATCGAACTCGACGTGGGCAACCACTCTGGTTTCGATTGGTCTCCTGGCAGCGCGGTTCCCGGCCCGCTAGCTTTGTGGATCGGAGGCGCGACCGACAACACCAGCGGGACGGCGGTTTCGGTCGGCTCGCAGAACTCGATCTCCGGAAAGCCCGCGTGGTACTGGGCGTTCCACTGCAACAACGCACTCGCCGCAGGACAGACGTGCTTCGAGGATTGGTCCAACTCTGTCTCCGCGCTGCACACAGCCAGCTTCGCCACGAAGACGCATGATGTGTGGTTGCAGGCGTCGAGCCAGAACGGTTTGTATCTGAACGGCACGTATTCTAACGCGCAGATACAGGGGAATAATTTCCAAGTCGCTCCCAGCGGGGCCGTGACCTCGGGCGGGGCGATTACCAGCACGGGTGGCACGCTTGCCACGGTGGGGGATAACACCCGCATCAACATGCTGACGGCGGACAATCGAGGCTTTCGGGCGTTTAACACATCGAGCGGCACGACGCTCGGAAGTCTTATCTTCCAAGGCACGACGGATAATTTTATCTCTTCGTTCGCCACCAGCTTCAGCATCAACGGCGATGGAACCGTGTCGATGGACCGTTTGACGGTGGCCACGCTTCCGGCTTGTAATGGTGGCAACGCTGGGAAGATGACCGTGATCAGTAACGGCATCGCTTCTCCGACGTACCTGCAAACAGTTTCCACCACGGGCTCGACCACGCGGAAAGTGTTCTGCGACGGCTCGAACTGGCAGTATGATTGAGAGGGAGTGAGCTATGACGTTCACGTTCAGCTCCGCCTCCAAGGCGTCTCGGGTCAAGTTACATCCGAAGCTGCGTGAACTCGTGGATGAGGCGATCAAGGAGATTGATTTTAAAATCCTTGACGCCACACGAGGAAGGGCGGCGCAGGAAAAGGCTTTCCGGCGGGGACATTCGAAAGTCCATTTCGGGAACTCCGCGCATAACTACGTCCCGGCTATTGCTATGGATTTATTCCCGGCTCCGTATGACTGGGATAATCGACAGGCGTTTATCAATCTGTCGAAGGTGATCCTGCGAATTGCGAAGAAAAGAGGTATCCCGATCCGATGGGGCGGGGACTGGAACATGGATGGGAATTTGAGTGATGGTTGGGATATGCCGCACTACGAACTCCACCCGTGGAAAGACTGGGCTAAGAAATCGAAGCTTTATGAGGACTAAGCGATGCGAAAAATACTTGCCTGTTTGATAGCTCTCGGACTTACGTCTTGTACCACGACGGGGTCAATCGACACTGCGATCCGCCAAAGCCTTCCGCAGATTTGCGCAGCGGCTGACACGGGTCATGCTGTATTCGTTGCGATCGCGGCGAGCGGGAAAATCAAAGAACGCACTGTGGCAAAGGAAGCCGCGGCGTATTCGCAACTCGTGATTTACTGTGATAATAAAGATACCGCTACGCTGGCAAGCACGTTGATCAGCGCGGCAACTGCATATGCCGTCATCGCCGTCGCCCTGAAGGAGGCCCGCAATGTCCAGTAGCGAAGATGCAAAAGACCTCATCCGTAGTGCAGTGGTGCGGGCGGTTTCCGCGGCGGCGGCTAGCCCCGTCACGACGACAAGTCCGGGGGATGTATCGACTATCACTGCGAAGGTGCTGACGGAGGTGGCTCCGATCGTGGTGAACGCCTCGAACCAAGAGCCGTGGTATCAGTCGCGGGTGACGTGGGGGGCGATCGCATCGATCGTATTGCCGTTGCTAGGGATCTTGGGAGTGTCCACGGACGTGATCAACGCAGATCAATTGGTTGCCTTGGGCATGGCCCTGGGTACGGTTGTGGGCGGGGTGGTGACGCTCTACGGCCGTTGGGTGGCGAAGAAGCCCCTCGGAAATTAGTATATGGAAAAAGGTGCGGCTGTGGCAGTGAAATGGGATATTAACTTTGGAACGCTGATCCCGATCGGCATGGCCCTTTTCGCGGGGGCCATTTACATAAACACGCAACTCACGAGTTTGGAGGCCCGGCTTAACCAGACGGAGAGCTTTCGGGCCTCTCGAACCGCTCAGACCGATCAGAACTTCGTCCAGCTCACCGCGGCCATTCAAGCAATGCAAAACAATATTGCTAAACAAAATGCCGAGACTTCCAACCTCAACTACCGAATGGGACAAAATGAAGCGGGGATCGAGGCCGCAAGTAAGCGAATGGACAGGATCGCCGATACCGTGCTTACCGCCGTTGAGTCTATCAAACGGGATCTTGGTACACTTTCCACAGAAGTGAAACTGGGAACACAAAAGACGGATACGCTGAGTTCGAAGATTGACTCTCTCGATGTTCCCCGGACTCAGCGTCCTCGGTCCTAGGCGGCCTTGGTTCGCGGCACATACGCCATCCCCACGTCCGCGAACTTCTTTTCAATCAAACCTGATTTCTCCATCACGTTGATGATCCGCTCCACGTTGTGGGCCGGGGTACGCTCCTGGAGGTAAGCGAAAAGCCGGTGCTCAAGTATCGGCTTTTTGTCCTTCACGTACATCTCGTAGAGGTAGTGCCAGCACTCCTCCATCACCTTCCCGTCCCCACCACTCCGCATGGCCCGGAAGATATCCGGCATAACACGTTCCACTTCCATGAGCCAGTCGAGGGCTTCGGCGTAGTGCTCGAGGGTGATGACGAGGGAGTCCCCGGTGCTCGCGCAGGCGATCATACAAAGTTTTAAAAGATGGGCTGTGCGGCGCGTGTTGTAGTGCTGGA